GCGATGCGGATGCTGACGACGTTGACGATGTACAGGCCGGTCATCACGACCGGCGTCGGCACGCCGCCTCCCTGCCCCGTCAACAGCACGGACCCGCTGGTGAGGCTGTAGGTCTCCCTGCACCACTCGATGCACGCATTGCGCATGCACCGGACCGCCTCGATTTCCGGGCAGCCCTCGGCCTGGGCCAGCAGGCCCACCACCATGTCCCGGTACTGCATCAGGCTGCCTCGGGGATGTCGCCGAGGAACGGCAGCATCTTGAGGTTCGGGCTCACCCCGGAGACGACGGCGGCCTGGGCGTTGATGGACGACGTGAACAGGGCTGCGTGCGTCTGAGCCTTCGGCAGGTTCTGCACGTTCTTGCTGCCCTTCATCAGGGCGATGGCCACCACGTAGTTGTGCAGGTCCTCGATGTACTGGTCGGCCACGCCGATCAGCGTCGCGCTGGCGCCGTCGTACTTGTAGATCTCGCTGTTCGGCTCACCGCCGGCCGGCACCTTGCTGGGTTCGGCCAGCCATGCCACCTCGACCCACACGTTCTGCCCAGCCTGCACGCCAGGCGTCACGTAGAACGTCTTCGGCATGTTTTTGTCGTAGACGAACTCGCGGATGACCGTGCCGGTGCGCGTGTGCCAGTCGGGGTCGTTGGTGTCCAGCTGGTACCGGTCGACCACGCGCACCACGCGGCCCGGCGTCGCACCGTTGCTGCCCATGTTGCGAGGCACGTCGAGCAGCGCGATGCCGTAGGCATCAGCGGCCGCGGACCCGTCGCCCGGCAGGATGTTGGCGGCCAGGACCTTCGTCAGATCCTGCTTCGTGCCGGACGCCAGCTTGATGGCGTCGGTGCGCGAGCCGGCCTGCGGCAGGTACTTGGCGATGGCCATCTGCCCGTAGTTGGTGTAGTTCACCAGCTCGATCTCGGGCCAGCGGGAGAACTGCGGGCTGATGTCCTGCAGCGTGGTGCACACGCCGCGCAGGAAGTTTCTGACGAGGGTGGTGGCCGCCATGTCAGACCCCCGCGGCCTTCAGGGCCTCGCGCAGCTTGGCCTCGCCGGCATTCGGGTGGACCTTCACGCCACGCTCCTCGGCAAGTTGCCGCAGCGCCGCCTTGTCCATGGCTTCGAGGTCCACCACGCCATCACCGGCACCGGTAACGCCCGCGGCCTTCAGGGCCTCGCCGAGGTAGTGCTCCACCAGGTCGTGGCGGCCCTGGTCGTCGAGTTCGTTCCAGGCCCGCACGCTCATCTTGCTCATGGCATGCGCCTCGCGCACGACGTCGCCCAGCGGCACCAGCTTTCCGCCGATGTCGATCTCGGCCGGGTGGTTCGTGCCGTACAGCACGTCGGTGGGCACCGAGGCTTGCACCGGCTCGGTTTTCGGGCCGGTCGACTTCGCACCGGCCAGACTCGATGGGGCGCCTTCCAGCGCGCGCCACACATCCACGTGCCTCTTCATCTGGCTCCACTTGTCGGCGGGAACCAGCTGCACGTCGCCGCGACCGGACCACACGAGGCCTGTGCCGTAGAGGTGATCGGTCTCGGACTGCTTGGCGCCGACGTACTCGACGGGCACCATCGTTTGCGTGTTCATGTGTTTGCCTCACAAAAAAGAAGCGGGGGCCGAAGCCCCCGCAAACTCGCTGGCAAAGATCAGGTCAGCGCGGACCCTTGGCGTTGCCCGCCGCGATCATGTGGACCGTGCCGGCCGCGAACGTGGCCGCCACCGTGGTCCAGGTGATCTGCACCATCACGTCCTCCTGGAAGGTGATGGGCGGGAACGAGCAGTCGACCAGGCCTGCCGCCTGACCGAGTGCACCGGTGGCCTTGAAGTAGTCGTCGTCCGCGACCAGCGCCGAGGCCGGGTCCACCGCCTTGTAGCCAATCTTCCCGGCCAGCGCCGGCGAGCCGTTGGTGTCCATGTCCGGCACCACGAACCGCAGTTGCGACAGTTCCAGACCGGCCGGGAGCCGGAAGGAAACCGTGTCGTTGACCGCCGGGGCAGACGCGACGTCGGCCTTGTCGGGGATGAAGATGGCCCGGCCGTCGACCGGCATCATTTGCGGGATCAGGTACCCGCTGCTCTTGGTATCAGCCATTGCTGGCTCCTTTCAGTGGAGAAGCGAGGCCGGCGCAAGGTCCGGCCTCATGGTTGAGGTCAGACCGTCAGGCGAGCGGTCACCGAGTCGAGCACCAGGCAGCCGATGTCGGTCGGCTCCAGGTTGCCCTGGCCGTCCGGCAGCGAGAAGCGCAGCTTGTCCTCGGCACACATCAGCTCACCGGCCAACTCGAGGTTGCGGCCGTAGTTCGTGCGGTTCTCCAGGAGGGAGTACGGCACGCCCGACTCGGCGTTCACCCCGGCCAGCTGCGCGACGGCCTGCGCGCCCAGCACGATGCTGCGGTTGACCTGGTGCGTGGTGCTCAGGCCCGCGGCGATCGTCACGTCGGTCTCGGTCGCCGTGTAGCGATTCGCCTGCGTGATGTGCTTGGTCGTGGTGCTGGCGAGGAACCGGATGCCGAAGTCACCCATGGGGCGCCACAGGATGTCGTTCCAGAGGAACGAACCCGGCGCGAACAGCGGGTGCGCGCCCAGCTTGCCGTACTTGGCGCGCTCCATGGCCTGCGTCTGGAAGTGGCGCAGGTTGTTGTTCGCCGTGTTGTCGCGCAGCAGCTGCGTCCACACCAGGTTGTCGAGCAGGCCGATGCCGCGGATCGGCGCGTCGATCGCCGCTTCGTCGCCGGGGATCTGCACCGGCAGCATGCGCACGCTGTGCTCCTTCAGGATCGCCGAGATCTGGTCCAGGTGATCCAGCTTGAGCACGTCCGTGGTGGCGATCGACGCCAGCCCTGCACCGCCCTGCTGCACGTTCGCAGCGTTGACGATGAAGTGCCGGTTGTAGGTCGGGGCCTTCACCGGGTTGACGATCATGGCGTCGAACTCGCTGTCGCTCATCAGCGGCAGGATCCAGTCCACACCATCCTGCACACCGCGAGCACCGGCCATTTGGACCAGCGTGCGCTGCCACAGGAAGTTGGGGATCGCACCCTTGAGCTGCGCGACGGCGATCTGCCGCAGGTCGTGCTGGAAGCGCTTCTGCGTCATCTTGCCGCCGGCCGACACGGGCAGGGTCGCCATGTCGATACGGCAGTCCTTGTACGAGAAGTCGAGCTTCGCGCCCTTGCCTTCGGCGTTCTCGTCGCCCATCACCGGCCGGAGCTTGATGACGTGCGCGCAGTCCACCCGCACGGTGTCGCCGGCGGACTTGCTGAGGTCCTGCACCCGCACGATCGGCATGTCGGTCGTGCTCTGGCGGCGCAGGATCTTGCCCATCTTCGCGATGTCCGGCGCGGGGCCGGACAGCGCGTTGGTGGGGGTCGGCATCTTGCCGACCTGGGTGAACAGGTGTTCCGACCAGCCCTTGGGGGCCAAGCCGGAGCCGTTCGGGATTGCAGTGGTGCCCATTGCTGGGATCCTTTCGAGGTTGAGGGTTGTGTGTCGTCAGCCCCCGCGCGCGATGAGCTCGTTCATGACGTCGTCTTCCGACATCTGAGCGAAGCGCGCGAGGTCGTTGCCTTGGTCGGCCCCACTGCCACCGCCGATCTCACTCGCCGCCTTGGGTGTGCGGACGGGCGCGTTGTCGATGGCTGCTTGTGGGTCCTTCGGTTTCGCTGGTGCGGGAGCGGGAGCAGCCGGCGCAGCGCCGAATTCGGCGTTCACGCGTCGGACCACTTCAGCGAATCGCTCCTCAAGGGGCTTGCCCTTCCACTTCGGGTGGTTGTCGAGCATCACGTCGATGGACTGGGCCAGCTTGAACCGGCTTTGGTCCGGGTCGTGCTGCATCGCCAGCAGCTCGGGCACGTTGTCGACCGCGTCCTGCAGATCGGGCGGCAGCTCGAGGGGGACGAACTCGGGGTTGGACGGCGGCGCCGCCACAGGAGCGGCAGGCGCAGCAGCGGTGGCAGCAGCGGGAGGCGCATTGCGCACAGCACGGGCGATCTTCCCGATCAGCGGGAAGTCGGCGGCAGCCGACTCGATCTCTTCATCCGTGATGGCGTGCGGGTCCGGCGCTTTCGGCACCGTCTCCAGCTTCTTGCGCAGCGCTTCGTTCTCTTCGCGCAGGCGGTCGCGCTCGGCAACGGCACGACGCTCGCCGGCCCGGGCTGCACGCAGAGCGCCACGGGCTGGGTCGCCCGGCTGGTGCTTGTCTTGTGCAGCCGGCGCGGCAGGCGCGGCAGGTGCTTCCGCGGGTGCTGGTGCGGGCGCGGCTTCAGGCGCCGGCGCAACTGCCGGGGTCGGCGCTGGTTCCCCCTCCGGGGTCACTGTGTCGCCGGGCCCAGGCTCGTCGCCCAGCGGCTCGTTGTCGCCGTTGGCCGTGTCCTGTTCACGCAGCCGTTCGAGGGCTGCAGCTTCTTCTTCCGAGGGTTCGTTCCCGATTCCGAGTGGCATAAAGGTTCCCTTGTGCGTGTCACCGGCCGCCGCCGCCACGAAAAAGCCCGCCGTGATTGCTCAGGGCGGGCTTCGTGCTGTCCTATGGGTTCACCGCATCGGCCGGACGAATCCGATGACGGGCTGCCGCTGCTACACACTGCCAGGCGCGGCGCCCTGGCAGCGGCTTTCGGTCAGGACAAGGCCTCTTGCAGCCCGGCCTGAATCAACTGGTCGTCGTTGGCCGCGTCGATGGCATTGCCCGCCATCGCCAGCTCGGTCATGTTCTTGAGGGTCTCGCTCTGCGTCTTCTCGGCGCGGGCGGCGTGCTCGGCGGCCTGCGCTTGCTCCTTCTCGAGCCGCGCCTGCACGCTGGCCTGCTGAAGGGCGCCGGTTTCGGCGGCCTGCCTGGTCTGCGCGTCCTGCCACTCCTGCGCGGCCTGGCGGTCTCCGGCCACGGGCAGGCCGCTCATGCGCCGCATGTCGTCGGCGATCGCCTTGCGGTTCGGGCCGAACATCGAGTTCGACTCGACCCACGTCGGCAGCAGCAGGGCTGCCTGCGGCGTGCCGGCAATGGCGCCGATCATGGTGCCCACGGTCTGGGCGACCTGCATCTGGTATGCAGGCGAGCTCGGCGCCTCGCCCAGCCCAAGCTTGACCGGCGCGTCCTTCACGACGTTCATCGGCTCGCCGGTTTCGGGGTGCCGGGTGTTCAGTACCACCACCCGCTTCGCGGAGCCTGAGCCGACTTTCACCTTCATGTCGGCCGCCAGGTGGTCCTCGACGATCAGCTCCACCAGATTCTCGTAGGTGAGGCGGCGCCCCAGCATGTAGTTGTCGTTGATCTCGCCCATCGACACCATGCCCTGCTCGACCAGCGAGTTGATGGCGATGCCTGATGTCACGCCGGTGGAGGCGTTGCCGAGTTGGGCGTTGTAGACCCCTGGGACGTCCTGCACGAGCGTCTTCGAACCCTGCATGCGCTCGAACAGCTCCTTCTGCAGGGACATGTCGTTGCGGAAGCGCAGCGCGTCGGCACCGCGGTTCTGGCGGTTCGGGTTCAGGATCGCCACCATGTCCGGCCGCATCATGGTGTCCGCGATGTCGGCGACGGTGTTGAACCGCTCGTCGAGCGC